CGCCAACCATCCTGATGCCACCGTTGATGTTGGCCGCCCCGTTCACCGTGATCGCACCGTGCGAAGTTAGGCCCCACGTCGTCGCTCCGTATCCGTTGGTGGAAAAGGCATTGCAGTTCAGCGTCCCGCAGCTTATCGCGCCGCCGTTGGTCGAGAGACCTCCCCCTACGAAAAGGTGAGTAGCTCCGTCCCAAATGTGATAGGCCGTCTTCGCAGCGTTCATCCAAAGGATGCCGGTCGCGGTGTTACCAGCGCGATAGGTCCACATGTCGCCGCTCAGGGCATCGTGATTGCCAGTCCCAGAGAGACCTCCGGTGTAGCTCAGCGCCTTGACGGCCATTGCACCAGTCGCACGGTTGATCGTCAGTGGCGCATCGAGGCTGGCTCCGGCATCGCTGTAGCGAACCACTTGAAAGTTCGATCCTGCATTGCCGCTACTTTCAGCGGAGGAATCTCCAGGAACGACAGCCCATCGTTGAGCTCCGCCCGGATTGAACCCGACAATGGCGCGGGTCTGCGCTGCACCCGTGGTTCGCAGGCCAAGCGTTGGACTGACTGTCGACAATGTCAAGTTGGCATTGACGATACCGCCTGCACCAAGCACCGCATCAACATAAGCTTTGGTCGTAGCATGCAGATTGTCTGTCGGCGGACCACTGAGACGAAGTGCGCCTGTCATCGTGTCGCCGCCGCGTTGCACGGCATTGGAAGTATACTCGATGATACGCGAGCGTGTCCATCCAGTGGTTGTCAACGAAACATCGTTTGATCCAGCCGCCGGATGCACTCCGGGCTGCACTGCCGTGAACGGTCTCGTGCCGTCCTTGCGAACGTAAGATGTCAGATCAAGCCCGGATTCTGCCAAGTCTTCTGCAGCCTGCATGATTTCGGCGTGCAATGTCACAACCTCAGCGTGGTCCGCTACGACCTCGGTGTGCATCGGAGCAATTTCATCGTGATAAATCTTGGTCGAGTCTGCCATGCCCGGTGTTGACGAGACCATCCAACTATCATGCGGTCCAGCGTTGCCGTGTATCGCAGTGACTTCCATTTCAAGCAAGCCATCGTCTTGATGATAGCCAATCAATCGTGCGATGGCATAATCATTCACAGAGTGTTCAACGATCAAGTATGGTGACGGCGTGAAGCTGTTGCGCTGCGGACCTTCATCGATAAAGATCGCCATGTAGCCCATGACCATCTTGTACGGTGTCGAGACCGGACCGAGCAGGAAGCCGAGCTTAGTGACGGCTATGATATCTTCAGTTGCCGGTATCAATATCTCGTTCATCCGCATCAATGCTGCAGCGCGGATTTCTTCTGTCAGCTGCTTGACAATATCCTGCTCCGACTCCAATGATTGGAATCGGCCCTCCAGTGATGGCAACAGCCTCTGCATATATGGCAGAAGCTGCGTGCCCGGCTTGAGGTCGAACTCTTCATCGAGTCGCTTCAGTGCCATGGTGATTTAACCTTTGAATTCAATTGCTCTGCTGCTTGGCTGCGCATCTGGATCAACTGGAATCTCACCAAGCTCAACAGCGTCGATCACCGCTGCGCTGACTTCGGTGCAAGCCTCACCTGTCATTTGATAGGACTTGCCAGGAGAAAGCATGCGCCCTGCGAACACGATGCCTTTGCCGAGTTTGATTTCATAGACCTTGAGAGGATCATAGCTGGCAGGCGGTGTCGCCCTTCCTTCCTTCCAGTCCGGAGGTGAATCTTCTGACGGAGATGAAGGGCCTCCTTGTATGATTACTCGATCGTCGATCGTGACACCTTGCGCGACCTGCCGCCGCGAGCCTTTGCCGTCTGACGGTGTTGGAGAATATGATGGCTCAGTTCGAGCTGGAGCCATGCGCGCACGAGCAGCCTGAAGATCGGCTTCGCTGTACGGCACGTTGACATTTCGATTAGGATATTTATCCGTGGCCATGTTGGCTCCTTGTTAGATGAATACGCCGACGTCGATCCGCTCGCCGACATGATAGTTGGCAAGCTCGTTGTCGCTGGTGCCCTCGCACCTGATCTTGTAGGCAGTAAGCGGCGCGCCGCCGAGCGCCGCCAGATTCCAAGTGCAACGCATGATCAGCGTCGTTGGGTCGTCTGGATCAACTTCGTTCTCAATCAACGACGGTGTTCGCACCGAGACATAGCTGGCACCGGTCAGCAGCCTCGGCAAGAACGTATGATATGGCGCGCCACGCCACGACTCCAACCTGAAGTCTACGTAGACCGTGTTGACTGGCTGACCCACTGGCATCGTTCTCGCCGTGGACACATGCCGGAAGTCTTTGCGTGGGCGTTCAGTCAACGAACGACTGTTGGATGCCACCCCGATACCGGGCATCTCGTCGGTAGTGCCGACGAAGGTGACACGGAACTGAAGCAGAGGTGGCAATGCGTTGAGTGGATTGGTCTGATAGTAGCCAAGCGGCTTCCACTCGCTGCTGCCGCTGGGCTGCACCTCGAACGTGATCGAGGTTCCAGGCGGCTTCGTTGAATCATAGTTCAGGTCGATAGTGGCAATGCCGTTTTGCAACTCAAGCGGAATCAACTGCACTGTGCATCGGTTCGTCCTGAACTTGGCAAAGTTGAGCCGGAATGCCATGTCTCTTGTTAGATCGCCGGCAGCCCACGCACCATCTGTCGACGTGAACAACGAGCCTTGCGCAAACTTGTTATTATGCACCAAGGCAACAAAGTGATTGCCCGGAGTCTGCATCACGACAGCATAGCGCGCACCCTTTGCCAAGTATGTCGGAAGAAATTCGACGCGAGTGTGGTTCGGCGGCGTGCGCATGTATCCCGGTGCGATAGTCGAGCGGCCGATCACCCGCTGATAGTCCGGCGCGCCGACGTTGTTGCACTCGCAGATCATCACGTGAACGTCGCCAGTCGTGGCAATACGTGTGAAGAACAGGTCGACTGATGTGAGCCAGCCGCCCTGTGAGTTGAGGAAGGTCTGTGCGATGACCGATCCACTCAGTCCTTCGACAGTGACGATTTGTCGCCAGTAATATGAGTCAACGATCTCGTCAACCCAGAACTGCACCAGCCGAACAATGGTATGGCCGGGATTGTCCTGCACATCCAAGATCTGGAACGTCTCCGCACCTCGAGTTAGGATATTTCTGATCGGGTCGTAGATCAGGTCGGTATTCGGTGACATGCCGGTATAGCCACCGATGCCACCGTCGTTGCCTGGAGATTGAATCGACGTGATCCAGTCACGTCCGCTTGGTGCCCACCACCAAGTCCCGTTCTGGCAGACGTAGAAGGCGCAACCCCACCGGATGCGCGTGCGGGTCTTGGTGCAAAGTTCCCACGAGATAGTCTGGAACTGATACTGTGATATCGAGATTTCACTGTCCTGCCCAAGGACCTCAAGCCGCGACACCTGATCATAAGCAGGCAGAACGAAGTTCGCTTGGTTGAACACCGCCGGGTCCATCGGGTTGAGCAAACCCATCTGCGAGTCGCGCTGCGCAGCGAAGGGGAACCTGATACCCTCTTCCACCTTGGCGAGATAATCAATGTGCGTCTTGTCAGACTCGTCATCAGTCAGGAAGTGATCGGCGCCCCAGAATGTATAGTTATCCGGCAGACCAGTCTTCTCTTTGACCCGCGCAACATCGGCAGCTATCTTCATCACAAAGCGCATTGTCGCCGTACCGTTCAAGCGAGACTGCAACGCCGCGATGTCGGTGGCCAAGGTGTCAAGCCGCGATGCAGTGCGAAGACGCCACGCATCGTTCTCGTTCATCCTGGCATCGAGGTCAGCAAGGTTCGGCGCGCGGTTTTCCTCGACCATCGTGATCGAGATGATCCCGGTAGAGTCGAGCAATATCCACGCCACTGCCAGCACATTCGACGCCACTGTCGGCGGCTGCGGATCTGGACCTTCTGCACCGACCACCGATGAGACGTTGGCCCACCGTCGGTTCTCCGTTGAAACAACACGAGCCACGGTCGCGCGTGTTACCGGATCAGTTAAGAATGTTCGCGGTTCGGTATCCGTTTCGATTTCTTGGCCCCAGACAACGATGCCGACATAACGCCGCGTGACCACCGGCAGCACGCCGAGCAGATCAATCGACGAGCCGCCTTCGTTGTCGTTGTAGAACACATGACCTGCGTGATAAAGTCTTCCGTTGCCAACCGTCACCACAGCCGGAGCGGTCTGCACTGTCGTGAAGCCCGTGAAGGCCATGGCAGGGATCAGAACATCGCCGACGATATGGTCGAACGAGTAGCGCGGGAACAAGCCGAAGTTGTTGAAGTCCTCGACCGTAACCTTCTGCCAGTCTTGGATATTGACCTTACGTTCCATGAGTGTGTACCTCTCCTAGAGCAAGTTCGTGACTTGCTGATCCACTGTCGTCTCTGCGAAAGCGCGCTCTCTCAATTCGATCAAACGCGTCGGGTCATAGGCAACTCGAACTCTATCACGCATAGCTTGAGAAACAACGACGGCGCGGTTGCTCCGATCGAAGTCCTGAAGCTGGACGGTGCTCGAGAAGTAATTGTCGTCCACCGTATAGCCCTCGTCGGCGAACCAACTGAACACGTCGTCCACGTCGTTGAGGTCGATCATGACGTCGGCCGTATAGGCTGGCCAACTCACGTAGTCAACCCCGACAAATGAGATGCCTCCTGTGATGGTGGCGACGATGTCCGGGTCGTAGAGAAAGACGCGATCAGCTAGCATCCTCGCCGCATCGTACCCCGCATCCGCGTAGAAAACGACAGGCTGATAGGGACGTGGTTCGTTTGGCGGAAGTATGATAAGCGGATTGATTTCTGGTTCTGGCGGCGGCAGCAGATTTCGCGAGTCCGCCCAATCTCCAACAAAGAAAAACGAATTGCCCCATCCGATATCCGACGTGCGCTCGTAGCGAACATCGATCGGGTCAAGTCCTGGCAGCACAGTGTCGAGATGCAGTTGCGACAGTTCATGGCTGTAGCTCCCGTCGATACGGATCGTGATCAGCTTCGGCACCAAGGTTTCGGCGCACACGAACTGCTCATCATTGATAAAGTCTTCGGTCGTGAAGGCTGGACCAGCCAGTCCCGGGATAGCGACACGCTCGAAGTCTACAGAGCCGACACCGTTGATTTCCTTGGTGAAGGTGTAAATCTGTAACGGAATATCTTCCTTGCCTTTGACTCGCAGGAAAGCCTTCCGACCGTGCAGCGCCTCACCGTCATCAAGCCCTACGAAGTCGTTGACCCCGCCGTCCTGAACGTAGAGAACATCGACGCCATCCCACCCGATTCCTTCATAGAAGGTAATCCGCAGTTCCGGCATTAAGTGTATCCAGAAATCGTATTCCTCCTTGCTCAGCGATGGCGAAGCGAAGAACGCTTGCGGCGGTCGGATCGCCTGCACCAATTCATAACCTTGCGGACCGACGAAATCTCGACCGCTGTAGTGCAGCGCCATCTCGATGCCAGCCTGCGTGCCGCGCAGACTTTTGTACTCGAACTGTTTAGCAGTCCATTCCCTCTGGGTGCTTTCACTCCAGCCTTCTTCCCAGAGCAGGACACCCATGGCATAGGCGAGATACGGCAGATTGTTATAGCTGATTGCGTATGGATCCCACTGATCATGAATGATCTCGGCATTCATGACAATCAGCCGCTCACCATCGACGTCGGCCATCGCCTTCTCGAGGCCCGACGCAGCTCGATAAATAAGTTTGGCTCCTGGAGCCTTGATGATCTCTCCGTCGCTCATACGGCGCGACCAGCCATGGTCGTAGTTATGCCGGTCACCTTGACCACCCAGTCAGACGGAATGTAGATGTTCTCCGTAGGCTCGAGGATATCGACATGATGAACTCCTGAGATCGAACATGCCGAATGAATGGCCGTGTGCGTATGATCATGACCGAGCCAATACTGTGCCTCGACCAGCTTCTGAAGATTTGCATTGATCCTAGCCATCGCCTGCTCAGGAACGGTTCCAGGATACAGCCACACCGCGATCTTGTAGGCTGTCTCCTTCACCTTCGGGCCGGAGATTGAGATAACATCCGTGAATCCTTGACGTGAAAGATTCTGGATGTAGGCTCGAACCTGAACGAGTTGTTCTTGGGTCGGACTCGGGTTGTCGCTGTCGAGTCCCATCAGGCAAGTGATAACGATCGTCGGATAGTAGTCGTACAGAACAGACCGAGTCGCCGTGACGTCGCGCAGCACCGGCAGCGCAGTCAGCGCCCAGAACTCATAGGCTTCCGCGGTGCCATGCGGGGATAGGGTATTCGGCGATAGCCAGATTCGTCTTCGATATCGGTCGTCGCTTTCACCGGGGAGACGCGGGACACCGCCGGGATAGCGCGAGGCGATAGCGTCGAGATCAGTGCCGATGGCATAAGCCAACGTGATAGAACGCGCAGCTTGGTTGACGCGGTCACGAAGCAGTAATTCAAAATATGTGCATACTTCTTGGTTGATCTTGATCGGGTCAAACTCAAGATTCTCGACGTCGTATTGTGCCGCTGACGGTGGATCATATTCAGACCATAGTTGCTTGAGCCGCTGCATCCTTTGCGCAAGGATAGTTTCCGCATCGAGATCTTCCAGAACCTCCATGCGCTGGAGGTTCTCTGGAAGCAGAATAGAAATACGCTCAGTCAGTCTGTCGGTAAGAGCCTGCCCGCCGTCAGCCATTATGTTTAAATCCCTTCGACTGAACCTGGAGTAGTTCCCATTCCGTAGGCGGGTGCGCCAGCCACCAGTCCTGCTTGACGTTCCCAGATATTGTAGCCTCGGCTGACGAGACCGACCGGCCTTCGTTCTTCTGGTGAGTCGTTTCCTAGATGCCCTCGCGGCCGGTAGGTCCCCTCCATCGAGGTCGTTAGGTGACCTGTTCTCAGTTCTTCCGCAGAAGTCAAGATCGAACCGTCAGACCTCTGCCCGACCCTCACTCGCTGAATGCTGTAACACGGCTCCCACAGATCGATGCCTGTGGAGATTGCCCAGTAGAAGCGAGTGATCGTAGTTTCCGTAGCGTTTTCCCCGATGAGGTGCGGCACAAATGAACCGGCCCATCTACGAAGAACCCTCTCGTGATACCGAGTCGAGAAAATCAACAGCATCGACTGGATGACATGATTCCACCCAGTCAACATCTTCCCGGTGTACCGATCCATCCCGATCCGAACCGGGTTGAGAGTGATACGTCCGGCTTTGAGATCGGGCCAGATATCTAGATTCGGATCGTAGATGTTGGGTCCAGCCATACTACCTCTGTGGAGTCGTCGGAGGAGGAGCCCGATCAGGTCGCTCATCGACCCCGCGTGGCGGTGTCACCGGCTGAGGGTTCGTCGATGACGTGTCGGTGTATGGCTCCTGCTTTTCCTTTCCAGCTTTGTCCCTTGCAACACGCTTTCTGTTGCGGACTGAGGCTGGCATACCGGCGAAACTCGGAGCGCCGCTTTGCGCCGACTTGCTGTATTTCGGCACGCGCTTCGGCGTCTCGTCGTTGTTCTTGCTTCGGCCACGAGTGACCTGATCGAGGAAGGCTCGGCTGGTTTCGCTGAGCTTCGAAATGGGTTCCGTCCCCATCAGACCTTGGTCGATCCAGTACTGGATCATCTGCGGTGTGGCAAGAACGAATTTCCCGTCGTCGCCTGAGTTGACCCTCAGGCCGCCGAGCTCGTCACCGACATTCGGGTCGTACACATAGTAGGTTTGCAAGATAGACTTCGACATAAGATTCTCTCCTTTGGTTAAGCGTCGTCGTTGTCGATCGGGTCGCGCTTGATAACTGGCGGGCGAGAGAAGATGATCTCGTTCTTCTTGACTACCACCCAGTCCTTGTCCCACCGCATCTTGACGGCTTCCTTGTGGACCATCACTCGCGAATCAGTGCCGACTCGATTGGTGATGCCGGTGCCAGCGTTCATTCTCGTTTTCATCTTCGCCTTGCCACCACCGACGTGACCCTTTTTCTTTTGCTGCTTGCCGCCTCCGCCCTGTTGCTGCTGACCGCCCTGTTGCTGCTTCTTGCTGTCGTCGGGCTGCAGCCATTGGTCGTGGCCGTCTTTCGTTTGTTTCGCGCGGTAGTCTTCAAGCTGATATGATTCTTCATCTTGTCCTGAAGAATCAGCTTGCTCTGGTCGCTTGAAATCTTTGTTCGGGGCGTAAGGTGATATCGACCCCTGACGGATATCGCCGCCCGGACAAATCAATTGCAGCGTCTGGCCCTTCTTGTAGAACTTGGCCTCAGTCGCGCCACCCCTGTGGTTTGCGGTATTGAGCCACGGCGACAAGACTTCTTTTCCCTGATCATCCTTGCCGATGACCATGCGCAGCTTGTCGCCCTTGACTTCTTTCACCGTCCCGACCTGAAACATATTCGAGACTGTTCGCCGAAGCTCTGCGACCTGCTGGATCAAACGCTGATAATCCTCGCTCATGTTACCTCATTTCAACTCGATCCTGATGTTCTTCACCGTCCGATCCATAATTGTCTGGGCAAGTTGTCTCAGCGTCTGGCTTTCATTAATTCTTGCCGACCCTGAACGTCTAGCCGAACTTGTTCCACTCAGTGAAGTCATCGTGACTGGAAGTCTTTTCTTCGAGACATACGGCATGATGACACATCGACACTCCGGGTGCTTTGGAATATGCGCCATTGCGACCTCGACCGGCATCGGTCCGGCAGCCGCAAGCTCCTCGCAATCCATGCAGACCAGTTCATCTTCTTGTGACTTTACAATAACCTTTTGTCCTGGAGAAAATGGACCGAAGCCCTTTTCCTTCTTGCCTTCCAGTTTCCTGGCAGTCGGCTCCCCAGATAGAAGTTCAGGAGGAACCTTTATGTCATAGTTGAGATTGTTCCTCGTAGCTCTTTTCACTTTAATCAAACCTCTGACCTGCTCAAGTCCGAGTCCAGTATCCTTTGCAAGAGAAGCGCTCAACGTCGCCACTAGATTATCACCAGTTTCATTAAGACTTGCAGAGATCGATGGTCTGGTGACCGTCTTCACCTTGAGAAATTTATCAACGTATCCAAGAAGTCCACCAGTCTCGACACCTATTTTGAATAGATCAGGCATCACCGTCAACCTTGACCTTGTCGCTTCGTTCTCTTGTTTTGATCGTGCCGACCTTTGCACCGATCCCAAACTTCAATTCCAGCTGCTCATCCTCGAGTACGATCTCGCGGAGAACAGGAGCTTCACCGTCAACGTCCGTAAGATCTTCCCCGTAGCGCGTGGCAATGATCGGAAGGTTAGACGTCAGCGGAGCCTGACCAATCCCGCGGAGACCAAGCCGTCTCAAGCCAAGACTGGCCTGCACTTGTTCCCACTTGGGTGTGGAAGTTTGGGAAACAAGAGCTTCGCATATTTCCCCGACGTGATCCATGTTAGCTTCCGGGTGCGCCTTGGCTACATCGGTGAAAGTTCTGATAGGATGTCCCGGTGGAACAGGAACACCTAACGGGATATCTGATACGACGTCGCACACGAAGGCAAGCTGCCGCGCAGCCCATCGCCTGTCTCGTTCTGCAGAAGCGCCTCGTTGACCAGACATCCGCTCGACGCTAATCACCATTTCCTTTAGGAGCTCTGACCAAGCGGATTGCGGATTGCCGAACAGTGCAATGACGGCTTGGTCCTCGACCATGTCGAGAGCGATTTCCATTCCTTCATCAGTCAGCGGTGTCTTCAGCATTGCCTCTCCGGTGGCACCCTCGACTTTGCTGGCCACGCCGATTTCAAGAACGAGACTTAGTTCTCGCTTGACACCGTACAGATCTGTGCCGTCAACCTCGATGCGATTGTCTGCATCGGTGTAGACAACGATGTACGGCTTGGCTGCAGAGTTCAAAGTCAGCGCTTCAGACAGCGGAGTATTGTCACTGTCGAACACTCTGTCGTCAGCCCAAGTGCGGCCGCGAAGAGCCGCCACCGCGCAGAGTCTAGTGAGCATTCTAATGACACTCATTCTTCGATGACCTTCAAGAGATTGACATCGGGACGACCACCTGGATCGTCATGAATGTAACTGACCTCGTAGGTCTCATCCCTTTCTGGGAAGAATACTCTGTCACCCTTTCTCAGGTCGCATTGGATCACCGGCTCTTGACGGATCGACAAGCTGACACCGACTGTCGCCTGCTTGTGCATGAAACCGCTTTGAGAGCCTGCAGTATTCTCAATGATCCCGCGGGCTTGATCGAAGATACCTCTCGTGATAATGGGCTGCCGACTATCGTCAGGAAGAGCCTCACGGTAGCCACTGCTCATCGTCTTCATTGGCTTCAAAACTACAGGCTCGCCGAATGCGTCATCGACCGCGTCGTCTATTGGTTTCGTGTCGTTGACTACGGTCTTCGTTTTCGCCATCAGCCGTGCTCTATCAATGCTGATACGATACTCACCTGATTACCTTCTTCAAGGTATGTCGTGTCAAGGACAATCTCGAAGTCGTGGATGTTATCCGGCGTCACGTCAACACCGACACTCAAGTCGTCGATCACAAGATTGCCTGCACCATCAGTAATCGTACCGATGGTTGCAGTCCCAGTAATCGTAACGAACGCCGTCGTGGGTGCAGCCAGCTGAAGGTCAGATCCAACGAGATAGAACGATGGTCTTGTCAGAAGCAAACTGGCGAGGATCGTTCGATCAGCAGCCCGAAGCTCGATGCGTCCTGGCCCATTGCCGCCGTCGATCGAGTTGACGACCTGAGTCATTCGCAGTCGCTGAAGAGGAAGAGAGTATTCCATTTCACACCACCGCTACATGAGCCACGTTTCGTCTAAGGAACGACAGATACAATTGACCGTAGGGAGTCGACTCCCAGAACTCAGCGGAAGAAGCTGACGTACCTCCACTGCTGGTTTTCTTTTCCTCAGGGGCTCCGACCCTTTCGTAAGTGACCGCCCTGTCTCGAAAGCGAACAGACTTGGCCCAGATCTTGCCGATTTCGGGATCAGTAATTCCTCCGCCGCCACCACTCCCATCGTCGCTGCCGCTGAGCTCACCGCCGCTCACCCTATCGTGAAGCGAGAGGTAGTGCGCAGCGGCATACATCGACCCGACCTTGGCGTCAGCTGGGAACCAGAATGTGTCAACCCACATGACGCCGATATCCAGGTAGAGCTGGACGGTCGGATCAGGGACCTCGGAGAACTCCGGGAAGGCGGCCCGGAATTCTGCGATGGTCGGAGGCATTGATGGGTTGATCATCTTACTTTTCTTTCGAAGCAGCCGCCTTTTTCGATTCTGCTTCTGCCTTCTTGGCGTCGGCTTCCTTCTGCTCCTTGGCAGAAAGTTTCTTCACGCCGCCATGGCTGCCGCTCAACTCGAACGGAGCTTCTTCTTCATTCTCAAGAAGCTCCTTGAGTTTGTTGAAGTCAGCCTCTGTCATGTTGAACTCTTTCTCTTCGCCGGGCTGAACAGTGACATGCTCTCCCTGTTCATCGTAGAAGCCTCGTACCGACCTGCCGATATTCTTAACCTTGGCCATCTGGCCCTCCTGTTTGTTTGACAATGATACAGACGAACCCGACGGGGTTTAGATCCCGTCGAGGTATCGCATTGCGGCAGGCATCCTGATCTCGAGACCGCCGACCCGGAAGATGCCGGGAACGTCGAAGATCATCGGACCACGCTGCCAAACATCCAGGAACCTGTGCCGCATCGGGATCCACATCTTGAGCACCGATGGATCACGACGATAGGCGACCATGCGCGAGATGCCGCCGAGGCCTGCGGTTTCAAGACCACGAACGGCTGCGAGAGTGATTGGCCTGCCGGTCTGCACCGTCAGCACGTTGTAGTTCTTGATCCAATCCAGCAACGTGATCGGCTGGCCCTGGAACATTCGACCAGCCATGCCGACGAGAACACCTGGAGGGAGCAGGATCGTATCGGCATAGAACATCCAATTCGATCCAGACGCGATGCCGGTCAGTGCGCTATTGACATCGCGGATAATCTGGTCGTTCGTCTTATTAAGAAACAGCGTAGACGAGCCGGTGCCGTCGGCAGGAGCAGTCGTTGCGGTGACCAACGACGAGTTGATCAACCCCTGCATGTTCTTCGCGACTGAGCCGCGAAGTGCGATGTTGTCTACGAACTCTTCGTAGGCTCGCCGGCATGCCGTAGCTTTGTCGGCGGTGAGGTTGAGCCCCGGAGTGTTCATGGCCGTGGCAACTTCTTCGATGGTCCACCGATAGCCGATGGCTGCCATCTCGATACCACGCTCGAACTTCTCGCGGGCCAGATCGGCCAGCGGAACATCCAGTGCCTGATGGTGGAACCAGTCAGCACGACCCACCATGTCTGCAGAGAAGTAGGTGATAGACTTCACCCACTCGTTGCCGGTCGAAGTCTCGACCGGGACGAGGTCCGGATACTGGACTTCAGGATACTGGATCCTGACTACCTGTTGTTCGATAAACGTGTTCTGGTTAACGACGAAGTTGAACGCGCTCTGTTGCGCGTCACGAGTGTAGATGTCTCTCATTTTACCGCCTCCTGACGGATTCTAAATGATGGATTGCGAAAACGTCGGGATGACGCTTAACGCTGGATGCCGAGTTGAACGACGTTGAGATCGCCCGGCGTGGCGCGAGTGTATTTCCAACGAGCACCGGGGACCGGACCGATAGCACCAGTGTTCGTCAGCGTTCCGTCAGCGGCGACGAAGTGTACCGGATCGCCAGCCGCAGTTGCCACAACCGAGGTCGCAAAGATTTCACCCTTGGTCAGGATGCCCATCTCGGTGTATTGCGTGTAGGTGCCGTCGGCGACTAGAACCGTGCTCGGATTAACGAGCGTCGGATCATAGATCGTGATGCCGAGAAAACCAGCGAGTGTGCCGCCGATCACGGCATCCTCGTCACGTGTTCCCTGCGACACTGCGCGTGCAGCGGGAATGCCCGCAGCGGTCGCACAGTTTCGCGAGACGGCGTTGTAATCAACCATGCGGTTGATCATTCCAGGAAGGCCCGCTCGCATGGTCTCAGTGAATGTTGCTTGAGGAACCCCGAGCGGATTAACCTGAACGATGTCTCTACCTTCTCGACGAGCGATCTCGTTTCGCTGCGCCACATCCTCTCGGGATTGTTCCCGGGTGGTCTGAGTTTCTGCCATCTTGGTAGCTCCTGTTTAAAGAAAGTGAATTTCCGAGTCGAGTCGTGATGCCGTCAGGCGTGCTGACGAACGCCAGCCGTCTTCCAGCGGTTCGCCAGAAGATCGTCGTATTCTTGATAGGCCTTGGTGCGCTGATCGACGCCTGAGTCAGCGGTGTGCTGCAGCACGTTGACAACGTGTCGCAGGTCGTTGGGAGTTCCGGAGTCAACGGTGGCCGTCAGCGTGTTGAACGACGCCGTGATCATCTCGTCGGTCCAGTCCTTAGCCGTGGCGCCGAGCTTCGCGTTGACAACCTGACGACGGATATCACTATCCATCTTCCCGTCGACCAGCACCGCATCGCCGATGATAGACTTGGCACGCTGCACGACCTGGACGCGGTCATGCACCATCTTGTCGAGTTGCAGCGGTGACAGTTTCGAATCGACAAGTTGCTGCTTCAACGTCGTGATCTCAGCATCCTTGGTCTGCGTCACCGCAGCGGCGTTCGCAGTCTCGGTCCGGGCTGTGGCGAGCTCGGTCTGCGAAGTTGCTTGCAGTGTAGCAAGATCCGCCCTCGCGGTTCCGAGATCTTTCTCCAGTCCTGAGATCCTTCGCTCGACAACCTGAAGGTCTCGCTCTTCCATCTCGACAGAGATGCCGTCAATCATCATAGTTCTCGTGGCCATCTTAGTTCTCCTGTTATGAGGGTCATCATCACCCATACGCAACTTCGGTCCACCACGCGCGGTATGGGTGATCGCAACATGGTTGGCACGGATAGCAGTCTGCGTCGCATCGTAGGCTTCGCCCTTGTCGGTCACACCGTCAGCCCACGCCAGCATCGCGGTGTAACCAACAGACAGTTGTGACTTGCCCTTGCGAACCTCGTCAACGATATCAGCGTCCATCAGCACGAGTGGTACTCTGACGAATTCGCCGTCCCTAAGTATCTCGTCACCGAGATGACCGACTGCTAGATTCTTCCAGTTCTTCGAAGTCACTTGCTCTCGTGGATGCTCGTCTGTCACGGGCTTGTGCGCCAGCGACGCAATAGCATCGGCGTGAAACACCTCGGCCTCCGGCCGGTAGACCCTGACTTGCTTCAGATCAGGACGACCAAGCTCAGCACCGCTATAGACCTGAATACCTGTTCTGGCGATACGAGGATTGGCGACGAGATAGCCGTCGCTCGTTTCACGCATCTTCGTCTCAGCATCTAGAACAACGGTTTCCAAGAAATCTTGCTGCTTGTTCATTCTATCAACTCCATGTCTAGCGCGGTGGCTGCCGCTGCTGTACGTCTTTGAGGTATTGCTCAACGAGACGCCTGATCGTTGATTCGTTGGCCATGATCTTCTGTTCTAGCACGGCGATCTGGTGTGCCATGTCATCCATGCGCTTCACGCTGTACGCAGCCCCACGCGTCTCAAGAATATGAACTCGTGTCTCAAGCTTGACCGAGTATGTGAGAATGCTCGCGGCAGCCGCACCGATGGCGATAAGCTGTGCGACGAGAAAAAGAGCTAAGGATGAATTCTCCTTGACCCACGACTTGGCGTTCTCGACCATTTCATTTGGGCTCCGCCACTGGCGGGGTCGGTTTACTCTGGACGGCATCAAGCACCAACTTCATGATGTCGGCACTGACGCATGACGCCATCAACTTGTCGGTAGCCTCCTGCCACTTAACGATCATCTGTGTAGTTTCTTGCCGCTGAGTCATCGCCGATGATCCTGAATAAAACAGATAGCCGAGCAATACGAAGTTCATCACAACGAGCGCCAGCGATAGCGGCTGATCGGCCATCGTGCCGATGAAATTGCCTATCTGTTTTCCATCAGGAACGACCATCAGTCGTCTCCTGGTTTCGGCTGCTCGACACTTTCTGGCTGCTCAGGCATCGGTGTCAACTCAGCTGCCTGCGGTAAAGGAGGAGGAGGCTTGGCCTGATCTTCGATACGCCACTTCTCGAAGAACGCCGCCAGAACTGCGAGCGCCGCAGAGAAGGTGATCTTCGTGCCGTTTACTTCGATACTGTCTTCTAGTACGACATCGATCTGACGACTGACCGGAGCTCCAGGCATGGTGCCGTAGACCTTGCTTGGTTCGCCGCCGGCGAACGGCATGGGTCCTCGGAAGATCACTGCATCAGGGCTCGGTGTCGACGGCTCTTGCAGCAAAATTTCTCCGTATCCATAAAGCACCCCCGGCGTGCCATGCGGAGTATTG